GCTATACGGAGAAACTGCAAGACTGGGAAATAGCTCTGTTTGTAACTCTAATCTATTAGATCCAATAACAGGCACTTCAAAAAATGCCGCTTCTCCTTGTATTCTGCCGGGTGAGTTACGATCCGCAAGATTAATAACAAACATACATTGAGATAGTAGATCATAAAAGGCTTCCATCCCTACTCTTTCATGAAGTCTTATCCCCGGTATAGCATCTGCGTATATACTTGTAGAAGCAATTTGATAGGAAGGTAAAGATAAGAAGACACCTTCTAATGTAGGATCGTACATCTTTAACTTGGCAAATACTAGGGCAGAACTAATAAAGTTTCTATCATTATCAGATGCCCCAACACCAAGTCCTATATACTTCTTGGGAGAGTTAATAAACTTAGAGTATTTTTGGGTATATGATTCAAATGGGAATGGTAATCCACCCTTTATTACAGGCTTAGAAGGTAATGCTGTCTGGTACCACTGTCTCTCTTCGTCTGTGAGCGCCATCAAGCCATCAAGGTACTGCAAATCCGCAATATAAGCCATCTGTCTGTTTGAAGGAAGTTTGGAGATGTGCGTCGATAATGGATGGTCGCTAAGGCCAATCTGAACTATATGGGGGAACCTATTTCTTATTTCCCTAGACCAGCCCTCTACGGTAGGATCTATCCATAGGGTTCTTAGAATTACATCAAAATTTTCTGCCTCTTCTATCCTTTGAATGAACGGTATACCAAGAATATCCATCCAAACTCCATTATCATATTGGCCATCGTTCTTTTTGTCTCCATAATAAAATCCTATCTTCATCCTACACCTTTCCTTCCTTTAATAGAAGTCCCCATTTATTCATAAATACCTCAAATGTGTTATTACTAATTCCAAGTCTGGCATTCGTCTGACTAACTAAATGCACATATTCAGCTTTGGGTGTTGATACAACCTTATACCCAGCTAACCTAGCCCTAAAAGCTAGATCAACTTCCTCCCTATAGCCCATTCCATACACTTCATCAAAATATCCTATCGTATCTAATACTTCTCTTTTAATATACATGCAGGAACCTTCGATAGCTTGCTGAGCTTCTGGTTTTTTTACCGCCTCTCTTGTTTTACCATAATACCTATGGGCAGTATTTCCATCAGGAGAAACATATATACCATAATTGATAACATGAGTCTTTTCAAGATTTAATGCCTTTCCCCCCACGATACCTATTTCTGGTTTAGAATACGCCATCTGCTGTAGCTCAAAAACTATATCAGACTCAATAAGAATATCGTCATTCATCAGAATAACATCTGTTGTTACTGCCCGCATTAATTCATTACTGGCTTTTAGCCACCCCACATCATTCTTATAGGTAAGAATTTTAACACCGGGACAGTATTTAAATAGAGTGTCCATACAGCTATGTAAAAATTGATTAGCAAAATATGTAGGTATTAATACGGTAACATCCTTTTCCTTTTCCATTGCTCCTCCTAAATTAGAGCTAATACATCTCCCCAATTATAAGACTCTGGATTATAGATATTGTTATATCCGCGCATAGGCGCTGTAGAGCCAGAAGCTAGTCTCATGGTTGGAGGGGGTACTGTCTGTTTTAATTCAGCAATATCTAACAAGATGGGATTTGTGCTCTTCGGATCATACGAAAAATCCCCATCAGTAAAGCTAGCAGTACTATAGTTACCCATCTTATAAATAATAGACGCCATTAAAATAATGGGACGCTTATCTTTTGAGGTAATATCAGGTAAAACACTATATGTTTCGGGATAGACTACAGTAATAGTATAAGCACGATCCCAACGAAAATTTAGAGCTTCTACGGAGTCAGCAAGATATGCTGCCATCTTGGAATCTGTATCCTGCGGCTTTCTATACTGCCTTAACTGACGATCAAGTGCCGGAACTAGTTCTAGCAAATTCATTAGGACTCACTCCCCTAGGAAACTCCACGCATTTCCCTTGGCGCTATCATTTCTTCATTCTCGGAAAGTTCATCTAACCTACTTTGAATTAGTGAAATTGTTTTGCCCGATTTATTCTGATCTTTAGCTCTTTCAAGTATTTTAGCTATTATAGCAATAGATGTAACCTCTGCTACAGTAGATTTTAGTTTTAAATAGTTTTTTAATAGCTCATCTATATCTTCATCTACTAAGGCATTAGGAGTATCCCAATCTACACTAGGCTCTCCAGTCTCTATAATAATACCATCCATTAAAAAGCGCTTATTGGCCATCTTGAATTCTCGCAGTCCCTCGCTAGGAACAGCAACCCAAGGCTGCTTTCTATCCAGCATATATCCTTGATTATCTGTAGAGCTAAATCTAACGCTTACACTATAGGGCACATTTGTCTTAAAATAGACTACTTTCTTAGCCATTTCTTCCATTTCCTTTGCCTCCGTTATCCTTTTAACTTCCCAATGTAAAAATAAGTGGGGTCAATCGCCCATTTTAGAGGATTGACCCCACTATATTAACCCACTACTAGTCTAATCTATGGGCTAGATTATGGTACTGCTGGTGCATTTACTTCGATCTTAACAAGACCTTGGGCATTCCAGATCATCATACCGAATTGCTGCCAAACTTCGAAGTTCCAGTATGGAGGAGTTGGCTCCATGTCTGTCCATTCCTTAGTCTGTGGCCCACCATAAGTAATGAATTCTCCAATATTGTCTCCAATAACTAGGACGAAATCATTAGGTAGAAGTGGTCGCTTTGGGTATTCTGTTTCATCAAAGATTTGCTTTAGTCTAACAATGTTGTTTACGCCACGATAGACTTCGACGGGCTTTGGCCCATTTCCATAAGGTGATCCATTATTGAAGGTACCTTCTGGAGTTCCATCTGTCTTCATCATATAAGTATCTGTGCCCGGTGTGAAGGGGCCTAATACCTTATACTGTCCAAATGTTGAAAGTGGAGCAAGTGCTTGCTCTGTTCCAATTATTGTTCTAACGCTTCCTGCCCAGTAGTTAACGTGATCAATAGCTGCATCAAGCGCTGCTGCTGTAAGCACACCAGAGGCACTAATCCAGTTAGAAGTTGACGAACCACTATAGGTTAATGCAGAAGCATTTCCTGTTCTCCAAATATTTGCAAGAGCATTCCATGATCGCATAACGATCTGCTCATCCAAAGCCTTGCGAACATCTGATCTAACAGTTTCGGGAGTATACTGAGGGCCACCATTTCGAAGCTCTAGTTCGTTATACTGCGCCTTTGCAGCCAAGATATCTAGGTTCCAACCAAGTGCCTTATCTCTTACTGTGATCTGCTCGCCAAGTGTTATCTGGCCGGGTACGATTTGCTGAACATGGTACTTACCCTTGAATCTCTTTACAAGAATATCTCCAAAATTCATTTCCCGTGTATTCATAAACTGACCAGCTAGGTCAAGTGTAAGGTATGTGGGATCAATGTATTCTGTCATTACCTCTGCAAATGCTGCTCTATCAGTCTTTGCAAGTTCAGCTAACGCTTCTCGGTCTTTTGTTGTTAATCTAGGATCATTCATTCTAGCCATTATCTATTTTACCTCCTACGTTAGCTTAAAGCGCGTCTACGCCTTTCATTATAACTGTTAATGTGTCGGCTCCAAATACTGCCTTCTGAAATACTCTGCCAACTACTGTAGTAACGCCAGAGGAAGCGTAAGTTACCTTACCCTCGTCCCCTGCTGTATATGCAGCGTAAACAGGTACTCCGTATCCATAAGCAGAAAGTGGGGCAACATAGTTTCCTGATCCAAAGGTAAATGTTCCACCATCGAATACTAGGCACTTGTTTCCAGAAGTTACTGGAAGCCCATAAAGCATTGGGGGAATCTCATACTGGATAAAGCCAACTGGCCAAGGTGTCTGGTATGCCTGATCTGGATCAAGGGTGAATGTGGTTTCTTGCGCGTTTATGCTTCCGTCATCAAGGGCGTATGGTACTGAACCATTGAGTCCCGGTCCCTCAAAATAAGGGGCAGGATTTAATGGCTTTGGCCAATCAACTACAAAGGCTGCTACGTCTGCCTCTGCGCCGACTCTTGGGATAGTAAAACGACCATTAGTATCTAGGAAGGCCAGTCTACCCCGTGGGGTTTCCTGATTTACTCTACCGGCCTGAATATCCTCATACTTATTAATTATAAACTTAGTTGTGCTTACAGGATTTCCTGAGTTAATTGCATTTGCCATTTATTTTCAATCCTCCTTTATTCGGCTGCTTCGTTTCTGCCGAGACTTCGCATTTTATTGCGTAATCCCTCTGCGGAAACAGCCCCATTATTAGTAGATGTATCTACACTAATTTTAGGTAGCTGTAAAACTGAGGCAGACGCTTTCTTCTCAGGGGCTATTTTGGCAACCGCAGCCAAATCGGAGATATATGTATCAAATAATTCCTCCGACATAGCGGCCCAAAACTCCTGCTTCTTTGTTAGTTCTTCCTCTTCAGACGGTAGTGGTACACCAGCTTCGGCAACTTTCTTTGTTCGGCTTTCTATTAATGTTGTCTTTTCAAAGGTACTAACCTTAGAAACTAACTCATCATTTTCTACCTTTAAGTCTGCTGCTTCTGCTCGTACAGTCTCCGTTTCTGCTTTAGCGTCAACTAACTCTGCTTCTTTTGTGGCTATCTGCGCCTCTAATTCTTTAATTCTATCTATTGCTTGCTCTAGCTCCACAGTATCTTTCCCTCCTTGTTTGTGACCCTCTATATCATGGGCCATTCCAACTAATTCATTTTCAATCTCTTCGTCAGATAAAGATTTATCTGAAGCTAAAGCTAGTAACGCTGTTCGCGTACCATAAGCGGGATTCTTTACGAATGTTGCCGCTCTAGCAACTACGCCCTTTAGCCAGCTAACTCCCTGTTCAATAACCGAGTCCTTATAAGTTAATTCCCACGATATTCCGGGGGCTTCTCCTGAAGCAAACGCATCTTTCAAAAAGCCTACTATCTCGGGATACTCATCATTATAAAGAACTCCCTCTGCAACCAGTTTATGTATTCCATCCTCATCCTCTTCATTTACATCTCGTATATGCCCAATTGGAATTGATCCAGTATGATTCCCAACATTTTTACCTAGGAATCGAATTTTTATAGGCATTCCAATTGCAGATTGAGCCAAAGCATTAAACTCTTCATAAGGAATAGCTTGCTTATTTCTATTTGGCTGATCATCCGCAAATACGAATTTTACAACAGTAAGGTATGGGTTAGTAAAGTCGCTTTGAGCAAGCAACCATGTTGCACTATTGAGTTCTATCGTCTTCATTCTTATTTACTTCACCGCCTTCGGTATGCGGCAGACTCTTTACTCTTCGCCTTATTTGAGGTAAGCTTCGAATTGTAAATGCCTGCTCTATAGTAAGTTGCTCTAGATTTGACACTCTACGTTTAAGGTCTTTAATTTCCTCATCCCTTGCTTCAAGAACAATAATTTGTTCAGCATGAGATGCTTCTAATAAACGTATTCTTTCTGTTTGCGCTATAAGTGTATCCTTAAGAGCCGAAATTAATTTACTCTGTTCATTAAAGGATATAGGCTTTTTAGTAAATTTTTTGGAACCTAGTAATCCTATAATAGCTACAAGAAGAGTAGCAATAGAGGTAATAATAGCGATCATTATATTCTCCATGCATTTAATCACTCCTGTAACGAATCTTTTTAAGTTCTATGCTTCCATATTTTTTCATACCTTTGATACAGCTTTTCAAAATAACTAAATAATTTGCCTCGTCTCTATCAGGATATCGTTCAAGATTTGAAACAATAAGCACTACTTCTTTAGTTTCCTTAAACAAGAACCCTACTGTTAGGGTTGGTATTAAAGCCATATCGGGTGATTTTAATAAGGCACTACGCTCAAAAGCAATATGGTCGTCCCATAAAACAGCTACTATATCAAATTTTTTCATATATATTCCTTAATCTAACCTACATATACAAGAGTTTAGGGCGTTATTTCTAGCCTAAATCCGCAGTTGTGATCATTAAACCCCTATCTTTGGCAATTTTATCTATTAAATTAATAACCTCATCGTCGCTTAGGTACTCTAATTCCTCTGCTTTTGTTTGCGAAGGCTTTCCCGTAGGACTTGTTCTTGATACTGGTGTTTGTCCTGTTGGTCTAACTCCAGTATTTCTTTTATTAACAGGAACATTCTGAGTTCCAACAGGTTTTCCGCCATTTGGTCTGTTGGGTGCCCCACCAAAGCCACCCGCAGGAGGAATTTGCGTATTATAAGGTAGTTCAGGGAAGCTCTTTGGTAGTTCCTTCATTGGAACAAACTCATCGGTCATTAGTTCTAACTCTGTTTCAAAGTCTAATCCTATCATTTCATCACGCGTAGTTCTACTTACATTACCCTCTTTAAATGCCTGAGCAAATACAGCGGCTGTTTTAACAAAGTCTTGTAGTTTGATAGGTGTAAATGCCGGTTCTGGACTACTTCTAAAGTTGTTTAGATCGGATGCTTCTTCATAGATAGTTATTATCCACTCAATAAGCATCTCGCGTAACTCTTCCATTAAGGGCTGAATAGCCCAAGTGGATAACTCGGAAGCACTTGCGCTTCGCGCTTCGCCTGTAACAAGAATCCTAGCAAAGCCCAGCCCTTCGGAAATTTCCTCATTAGCTTGCCGATACTTATCCTGATCAAGTAGGGCTTGAACATCTGGAGAAACCCACGTTAGTTTGGTTGTATGGTTGGAGAATAGGAAGAATAATCTTTCTAGTAATCTAGGATCACCCGCTCTTGCAAGGATCTGCTCTTTTAGATCCGCAAGATTCTTCTCTGTTTCTATCGTAAGTGGGAATGCATCTGATCCCTCTTGAACAAGCAAAATAGCGTTGATAACTCTTGTAGCAACAGCAAAGTCC